CACTATTGTACTAAGCACGCTGATAAAGAAGCTGCATATCAAGCAAGCAGAGAGCGATGGACTAATCGTAATGATAATACAAAAAGATATAAGGACTATAACAAACGCAAGCGTGAGTATAGCGACATTAAAGTAGAACAGAATAAGTTCTACCAAAGCAAGCAATGGAAGTCTATACGTGATGTAGTAAGACGTAGAGACAACTTCCTTTGTCAGTACTGTAAAGCGCATAACAGAGTAAGAACTGGTAAGATAGTGGACCACATCGTGCCAGTTGAGTTTGACTTGAATGGTAAGACCGTGATGGATAACTTGGCTTTCTGTTGTAGCAAATGCCATACAAGGAAGACTAAGTGGGAACAAATTTATTATGGAACTGGTTACGGAAATAAAACTAAAAATGTAATCCCCATAAAAAATGTAAAAGATGTCCCTGATTTTCAAAAAAATGAACGATAATTTTTAATAACCCTCCCCCGTATATTTTTACAGGGAAAGCACACACATAGGTTTAGAAACGTTTTAAAGTTCAATTTTGAAAATTTTTATATAGGGGGGGTCAAAACACTAAAAGAAAGGAGAAAAAATGACAGCTAAGAAGTTCAAAGACAGTAATGACGGGAAGTTGTCCTATCGTGCACCTAAGCACCTTTCTCCTCTCGCAAGTGCTTGTTGGCGTAAAACTGTTCCCTTTCTTGAGGAACAAAAGCCAGTTGATAAGATTGATTCGTTTTTAGTTGAAATGTACTGTACTCAGTATGAAATTTATAGAAATTCATATGAACATCTCAAAAAACATGGTGAGGTTCAAGAAATTTATAAACCAGTTCAAGATATGACTGGTGAAATTATTGACAGACAATTTCAAGGTTTCAAACGTAATCCAATGACTCAAATTTACTCGGATGCAATAAAAAATCTTACAAAGATTGGTTCTGAATTAGGGTTATCTCCAAAATCTCGTTCTGAATTGATGGAACTTAATATGCAAACAAACGAAAATGAAGATGATGGAATGGGGGATTTCTTCGATGAAGATTGATTTAACTCAAACCCATGATATTATCGGTACATATCATTCGCTAAATTATGAAGATATTAGAGAAGAATATCAAGACCCTGCTACAAAATATGCTTTTGATGTCTTAGATGAAAAGTACACAACAGGATATTTAATGCAATTAGCATGTTTTAGGCATTTACAGGACTTAAAAAGGACAGGAAATGAAGATTTTCCTTTTAATTACGAAGTAAAACATGTAAAAAGGTTAATGAAATTCTCTAAAATGGCTCCAAACGTAGATACTATGGAACCGACTAAATTAATGGAGTGGCAGAAGTTTATGCTATCTTTATTAATAGGTTGGAGAAATAAAGAAGGTGGTAAACGTTTCAGTCGTGCAATTATATCTGTAGGACGCGGTCAAGGGAAAACTTATATGTTAGCCATATTAATGGCCTATTCATTTTTTGTAGAAAGTCGTGGTTTAAGTAACCAGGACTTTTTAGTTTCATCCATTAATGCAAAACAAACAGGTAAATTATATGGCTATTTGAAATCGATGATTAATGTCCTTAGAACAATTAATCCATGGAAAAATATAGCTGATAAAACCGACCTAAGCTTACAAGCTGACAAAATTATTATGAGAAACCATAATAATGTGATTCGCCCAATTTCTCATGAAGCTGGACAGTATGATTCATATCACTTTACAACCGCTATCTTTGATGAAATAGGCGAAGTAAAAAGCCGTGAGAATATTTCTAAGATTGTATCAGGGCAAGTTAAAGTTCCTAACCGTCAATTTGTTCAAATTTCAACAGCATATCCTGACCCTACAGTTCCCTTTCATGAAGATGAGAAGATGCTGCAACAAGCAATGGAACAAGACTTTTTAAGAGATGCTGATACTTATCTATGTTTAATTTGGAGTAATGACAGTTTAGATGAAACTTACAAGCCAGAAACTTGGGTAAAATCAAATCCTTTATTAGATTTAGCTTCAGAACATGATAATCTCATGCAAGGACTACTTGATAAGCGTGATAACGATGTACTTACTGGTGCTGTTCATGACTTCCAATGTAAGAATCTTAACATGTGGCTTTCATCAGATATAGACAGTTATTTAAACCTAGCAGATGTTGAAAAAGCGATTGTTCCTGAATTTAATATCTATGGTCAACGCTGTTATGTTGGTGTTGACTATTCTATGTCATCAGATAATACAGCAGTTGCTTTTGTTTACCCGTATGTAAGCGAAGAAGGGCAGGCAAAATGGCATGTTGAACAACATTCGTTTATTCCTTTTCAAGCTGCAGGGTCAATTGAAGCCAAAGAAAAGCAAGATGGTATTAACTATAGAGAACTTGAAACCAAAGGATTCTGTACAATCACAAGTCATCAACAAGGATTAATCAATGATGATGAATTCTATGAGTGGATTGTAAATTATATAGAAGAAAATTCACTTGACGTTTTATTTTTTGGATATGATGCAATGGGAGTGACTAAAGTTATTCAAATGCTGCTTAATAATACTGGATTTAATTTGCAACCTATTAGGCAACGGACAGGAGAACTGGCAAAGCCCACTAAATTCTTACAAAAGATATTTGTTGAAGGAACAATTAGCCGTCTGGATGACAAAATAATGGAAAAAGCATTATTAAATGCTGTATTGCGTGAAGATTCAGTTGGTATTCAAGTAGATAAGCGAAAAGCTACACTTAAAATTGACGTTGTTGATGCAATTATAGATGCTCTATATCAAGGTATGAATCATTTTGAAGATTATGGTATGGCTAATGATAGAAGTTGGCAAGTTGAGCATATGACACCAGAACAAGTAAAAGAATGGGTTACTAGCCAAGAATCTGGCTTATTAGACCTTGAGGATGAAATAGATGATGATTGGGGATTCGATGAAGATTTTTAAAGCGTTTTTTAAAAAAATATGGGATGTTTTTGATGTTCTATGCTTCTCTTTAGCAGCTATTACGTTAAATATCACAGTTTTTCTAATGAACTTATTTGCTGGTGGAATTACATTAACAGTAACATTTATTATTTTTGGAGTTGGTTCTTGGTTTATTAGTTCCAAAATTACGAAGGGAGGTGATTGATTTTGCCAATATTAAACTTTATCAACCAAACAAATGATCCGCCAGAAGCTGGTAGTGTTCAAAGCTATTTTCCAGATGGAAATGATGCTCAAATAATGGAAAGTTTGCTTGGAGATAATAATGAATGGGTTTCAGCTCGTGCAGCATTAAGAAATTCAGACCTATTTTCTATTATTTTGCAACTATCTAGTGATTTAGCAATAGTTAAGATCAATGCTGAAAAGAAAAAGAATCAAGGAATCATTGATAATCCAAGTACTAATGCTAATAAACATGGGTTTTGGCAATCAATGTTTGCACAGTTGCTTTTAGGAGGCGAAGCATTCGCTTATCGTTGGAGAAATGCTAACGGCGCTGATATGAAATGGGAATATTTAAGACCATCTCAAGTGAATACTTATTATTTTGAGTATGAAAATGGAATGTATTACAACATCACTTTTGATGATCCTAAGATAGAACCTATTTTACAAGCTCCACAGAGCGATTTGATTCATATGAAACTACTATCAATCGATGGTGGTAAAACTGGAATTAGTCCACTTTACTCTTTGAGGCGTGAATCAAAAATCCAAAGAGCCTCTGATAGATTAACAATTAGTTCATTGAATAGTTCATTAAATGTTCCTGGTGTACTTACTGTTAAAGGTGGTGGGCTTCTTAGTGATAAAGATAAAGCATCTCGTTCTCGTTCGTTTATGAAACGTTCAAGAAGTGGTGGCCCTGTAGTATTAGATGACCTTGAAGAATTTACTGCACTAGAAATTAAATCAAATGTAGCTCAATTATTATCACAAACAGATTGGACTTCTAAGCAATATGCTAAAGTATATGGGCTTCCTGACAGCTATATTGGTGGACAAGGTGACCAACAATCTTCAATCCAACAAATAAGTGGAATGTACGCAAGTGCATTAAATCGCTATTTAAGACCTGCTATAAGTGAATTAGAGTATAAGTTAAGCGACCACATAAGCGTTAACATGAGACCAGCTATTGACCCTCTTGGTGATAATTACTTATCTACTATTAGTACTGCTACAAGATGGGGTGCATTGGCTGAAAATCAAGCTACATTTGTCTTGCAAGAAGCAGGATATATTCCTAAAGACCTACCGGCTCCTGAAAATACAAATAAAAAGACAACTGGCCAAAGTAATGAGCCAGTACCATAGGAAAGGAGGTGGTCATGGTGATTATTCTTAGAAAGGAGGTAAATGATGACAGTAATCGACATTAAAGGAGATGTAGTTGATAATAGTTACGGAATGATGTATGACTGGTTTGGAATCGATTATACAAGTCCATCTAAAGTTAATGATGCCTTAGTAAATGCTGATGATGAAGAAATTGTTTTAAATATCGCTTCTAATGGCGGAGATGTATTTGCAGCTTCTGAGATTTATACTGCTATTAAGATGAATGGTAAACCTGTAACTGTAAATATTCAAGGGTTGGCAGCATCTGCAGCATCGGTAATTGCAATGGCTGGCGATACGGTAAATATCTCTCCAACAGCCCAATTGATGATTCATAAGGCTATAAGTGGTAGCCAAGGAAATGCTGATGACTTTGAGCAAGAAGCTAAAGTTTTAAATGGCGTTGACCAATCTATTGCTGCAGCTTATGAATTAAAAACTGGTATGAAACAATCTGACTTATTGCAGTTGATGTCTAACGAAACATGGATGACAGCTCAAGATGCAGTGGATAAAGGATTTGCAGACAACATTATGTTTGTGGATGCTAATAAACCAGTATTTTCTAACTCAATCGGAAATATTCCAACTGCTGATAAACTTAATGAATTTATGAATTTCATGAATTTCAAAAATCGGAATAACCCTCCGAAAGAAGAACCAATTATAGAAAACAAACAAGCTGATTTACGTTCTCGTAAGTTGGCTATTTTATTAGAAAAATAAAGGAGACTCAAATGGGAGTTAAATTAACAGTAAATCAATTGAACGAAGCATGGATTGCTTCAGGAGATAAAGTCACAGACTTTAATGACCAAATCAACATGGCTCTTAATGATGATAATTTTTCAGCAGAGGCTATGTCAGAATTAAAAAATAAACGTGATAATGAAAAAGTTCGCCGCGACGCATTGAGAGAACAACTTGTTGAAGCTCAAGCTGAGCAAGTAGTTAATATGCGTGAAGAAGAAAAAGTTCCATTGAACAAAAGCGAAAATAACCTTAAAGACCAATTTGTTTCAGATTTCGTAAATATGGTTCGTAATCCTGTGGCATTTCTCAATACCGTTTCATCTAAAACTGAAACTAGCGGAAGTGATAGTGCTGCTGGACTTACTATTCCGCAAGATATCCGTACTATGATTAACACATTGGTTCGCCAATATGACTCGCTACAACAATATGTACGTGTTGAGAGTGTTTCTACTTCAAGCGGTAGTCGTGTATATGAAAAATGGACTGATGTAACTCCGTTGACTGTAATGGATGCAGAAGATGGAAAAATTCCAGACCTTGACAATCCTCAGTTGACAATTATCAAATACTTGATTAAACGTTATGCGGGAATCATCACTGCAACGAATACATTGCTTAAAGATACAGCAGAAAATATTCTTGCATGGTTATCAAGCTGGATTGCTAAGAAAGTGGTTGTGACTCGTAACCAAGCGATTATTGAAGCAATGGGTACAGTTCCTAAAAAACCAACAATCGCTAAATTTGATGATGTTATTACTATGATTAATACATCTGTTGATCCTGCGATTATCGCTACTTCAAGTCTTTTGACTAACCAGTCAGGGTTGAATAAACTTGCTTTGGTTAAAACTGCTGAAGGTAAATATTTGCTCGAACCAGACCCAACAAAACCTAATTCATATCTAATTAAAGGTAAACAAGTTATTGTTGTTGCTGATCGCTGGCTTCCAAATAGTGGATCAACAGTTTATCCACTTTACTATGGAGATATGTCACAAGCTATTACATTGTTTGACCGTGAAAACATGTCATTACTTCCAACTAATATTGGTGCTGGTGCATTTGAAACTGATACGACAAAAATTCGTGTGATCGATCGCTTCGATGTTAAAGCTACTGACTCAGAAGCTTTAGTTGCTGGTTCATTTACTGCAATTGCAGACCAAGTAGGTACTTTTACTGCAGGAAAGTAGGTAATTTATGACAGTAACTGTTGATGACTTACTAGATCAGTTATCAGAAGATGATGATCGCAAACCGCAACTTCAAATTTATTTTGATACAGCTACAACATATGTGAAAAATGCAGTGAGTTCTGATACAGTTGATGCTCCATTTTTCAATGTAGAAAACGTTTCTCCAATTTATGATGTAGCTGTTCTTAGCTATTCGATGGATTTGTGGATTAATCGTTCTACAACTATGCCTCCTACTACGGCTGTAGATCACATGGTTGGTCAGTTGAGAGGCCTTTATTCTTCGTGGAAGGAGGCGCAAGATGGTCAAAACTTACAAACCGAATGATTTTAACAGAAAATGTAAGATTGGAGTTACTAAAACAGTAACTACTCCAACTGGAGGTAAGATTGAAAAAATTGACCCAGCAACGGTTTTAAATGTTCGATTTGCGGCTAAAATGAGATCACTTGCGCTTCAATTTCAGATAATTGGTACAACTACGGCTGATACATTCGACATTGCAATTAGACATAATAAGCTAGTTACAAAGAAAATGTTTGTTCAAATAGATGATGTTCTTTACAACATTATTAATATTTCTTCAGATGAATCTGCAAAGCTTATTAAATTTGATATTTTGACTCTTCAAGCGAAGAAGAAAGGAGCTTAATATGGCTACTTTTGTGGAAGCAATGCAACTAATCATTAATCAAGCAGAATCATTAAGCACAAAGATGTCTGTAGAAGATAAAGCCGAAGTTACAAAGGCAGGCGCTAAAGTTTTTGAGCAAGCATTGGCTTACGAAGTTAGAAATAGGCACTACCGCCATCGTGATACTGGAGAAGATCCACATTTAGCGGATAGTATTGTTATGAAAAATAAGAATATTGACGGAATTAAAGATGGTCAAAGTGTTGTAGGATGGGAAAGAAGTACGGAAAAAGGTACCCATACAAAAGGTTATATCGCTAATATTATTAATAACGGTAGTCGTTTTCCTCAGTTTACAACACGTTCTGGAAGAAAGTACAAAAAGCCCGGTGAAGTTGCGGTTCATGCAGATCATTTTATTGAAGAAACAAGAATGAACCTCATTGTTCAGCAAGGAATATTAAAAGCTGAAGCTGAAGCAATGAGGAAAATAATTAATAGAAAAAAGAAGGAGAATAACTTATGAAAAGACCAGTTGAAATTGTTCAAGACATAATTGCAGCTAGTGACTTTCCGCATGATGAAATCTTTCTTGATTCTATTCCTAGTGAAAAATTAGATTCTAGTAATGAAACGCAAGTTTTACTGACAGAATCTGATAATGGACCAAGTGATTATGGTAACTCAGATTTTATTTCACTCATGTATGGTGTTTATATTCAAATCTTTTACTCGAACGCTGAAGATTCTGGTATAAATATTGTTCAAAGCGAAATTAATCTGATGAAATCATTTATAAATAATGATTGGCTTATTGCGCAATCAAAAAGTCACTATATAGACCCTGATACAGGGCAAATTATTAAAAATTTAACGGTGCAACGCATCATGACGTTAAGCGAGATAGCAAATAGCTAACTCGTTTTTTATTTAAGAAAGGAATTTAAAATGGCAACAAAAGGTTTAAAAATGGTTACACTTGCTCTATTGGATGAAAAAGGAGTGATTGTTAAAGGAGACACTGGTTTATCTACCAATGGAGTCTTCCCAATTACTGATGAAATGTTAGGTACAAAAACTGCAAACATCACTAATTTATCAAGCGCTCCAACAATGATTTATGGTAATGATGGTCAAGTAGATGCAGATATTGCAAAAGGTACTCCTTCAGTAGCTTTTGCATTTAATGGTCTACCAGTAGATATTAAAAACAAATTGCTTGGTCGTGTAAACGATACTAAAGGTGGTTATACACAAGGAAGTATTCCAAAAGTAGCAGTCTTGATTCAAACAACTACAATCGGTACTGCGAAGCCACAATATGTTGCTTTTGCTGCTGGTAAAATGAACGAAACAGCAATGAACTTGCAAACAAATACTAATGCAGTTGTTCGTGTTGATGACGCATTGACATTTACTGCATTCTCTGTAAGTCGTTGGGGCGGAGAAGCTGTCAAATTCTTTGATGGTGGAGATTCAAAATTTACTGAAGACGTGATGATGAAAGATGTATTTAATGGTTATGCTGGAGTTGGAGTTTAATAAATTATACAACGACTATAACTAGACATTAATAATTAAAAGGCGGAGTAATCCGCTTTTTATATGGGATAGATAGATGGTCTATTATATTAGGTTCGATACCTGACTATTCCTTTACAAAAAGTAAAATAGAGGAGATATACAATGAAATTATCATTACCAGAAATTAGAGAAGAATCATTTGAAGTTAAAACTTCAATTAAGAACATTAAAAAAATGCATGCCTACCAATTGGAACTAGCAAAAAGCCAAGAAAAACTTGCTTCAGTTCAGGATGGAACACTAGAAGAATTAACCAAAGCAATCGCTCTTGATGATATGTCAGTAATTAATAATGCTGAAAAATTTATTACTGAAATTCTAGGTTTAAATAAAAAAGAAGTAGATAAATTACAAGAATTTGACCGTGGGCAATTTATGAATTTACAATCTAAACTTGTTCTTTCACTTCAAGGGTATGATGATGATCAAATCGATACTATGTTTACTGAGGAGGTTGACTCTGCCGAAAAAAAAGTTCAAGCATTGAAGAACGAAAAGTCTACCACCACAACCAATTAATAGATTTACAACTATTTGAAAAAAATATTATCGAAAATTGGCACTGGACATTAGAGCAAGTAGATAATCATGATTATTATGACTTAATTGATGTGTTTAAAGCGAATGAAGATAATAAGATGGCTTCATTTGATGATTTGAAGAAAATGTTTGGACAATAATAAATATTATATCTTGTAATATGAACTATATAGTGGTATAATTACTTCATAAAATATTATTTTTGGAGATTTAAATGGAAGAGCAAAGTAAAGTTTCATCAAAAGAAAACATATTTAGTTATTTCCCGAGATTTGAAGAAACAGATGAAGGAAAACATGCAATTAAAGAAAATCAATCTGAGTTTCGGAAATCTAAAACTGGAAGAGTACTGTCTATTATACTAATAGTAATTTCTCTTTTGTTTTTATTGCTTTCGAGACAGTTCATATGGGGAGTAATATTATTTGCATGTGGAGTTCTAGGATTTCTATCTCAAAAAAATAGAGAACAAAAAGCAAATATTAATTATTATAATTCGGTTACTAGTTATACCATGGATATCGCAAATTTTTTGATTGAAAAGAAATTCGTTGGCTCAAAAGGAATAGCTTCTCATGATTTTGGCTTTATTTATAATAATGATTTTTGTGCTTATTTTTCAATTTTAAACGGAAATTTAATTATATACTCCAAAGAAGATATTAAAGAAGTTCAAAAAGAAAGAGTTTTAATTGGTACTACAACTACATCTGTATCATCAGGTAAAACAAGGAATACAGTAGGAACAACAATTGGTTTGAATCCTATGGGTACAAGAAAAATAAATTTTACCACTAACGCAAATTCTGTTAGTAATTATGAATGGCATTTAGATATATTTTCAAATTTTATGGATTATCCTAGAGTTTCAATGGTATTTAAAGATAGCCAGCAAATGGAAAATTTGATTAGTGAAGCATATGCTTTTTTATTGCCGTAATTAAAAAATAAAATAAAATACAAAACGTCTAAATAAATTAGGCGTTTTTTTATACTCAAAAATTAGAAAGGAGTAAAAATGGCAGATATAATGGTTGATTCAGTCACCACAGGGATTGACTTGAATGAGACAAAGGCTGTTGAGGCTATCAACCGCTTAAAATCAGCAGTTAAAGATAGTACTCGTGAATGGCAGATTAATGAAGCACAGGCTAAATCTGCTGGAGATGCTGTTTCTGCATCAAAATATCGCTATGAAGGTCTTAGTGAAGCAATGGAAAAGCAAAAAGCTTATATTGCTAACCTTTCAGAAGGTATGAAGACAATCAATAGAGATACTGATGCTGGCGAGAAAGCTTATCAAAAATATAATGCTCAGTTAAGCACAGCAGAACGTTCTCTTGCCTCAATGACAGGGCAATTAAACCGTGCGAAATCAGCTTATGAATATCAACAAACAGGAATTGAAGATTTAAATAAATCTCTCAGTGCTAATGATAAACTCATGCAGTCTCAAATTGATTTATATGAGAAGACTCGTAATAAAATGGGAGCTGCCAAAGCTGAAGTTTCTGGTCTATCTACTTCATACGCAAAGCAAACTGAAATTTATAGAGCCCAAGTAACTGAGCTTAAACGTTTAGAATCTGCTGAGGGTACAAGTTCAGAAACTCTTGTCAAACAAAAAACAAGGGTAAATGAAGCTGCTTCGTCATTATTAAACTATAGAAATAAACTCTTAGAAGCTAACTTGGCAGTTACAAAGATGCAGCCGTTTAATTCCGAGTCTCTCATTGGTAAAGGCCTAAATACTGTTTATCAAACGACTGAAAAAGCTACAACGGCTATGGCAGCAGGATACCAAAAAGTAAAAAATGCAGCATATCAAAGCGCTTTTGGTATTGCAGCAATTGGAGCCGCAGCTATAAAAGGCTCTCAAATGGCAGCTGATTTGCAGGATAGTTATATTAGAACAACCAATCTTGCTGTAACTGGTGGTGAAAAAGTTGCAGAAGTAACCAAAAATGTTGCTCAAATGCAAAAAGATGGGGCTCAATACTCTGTAGAATATGGTAAATCGCAAAAAGAAATTGCAGAAGGATATCAAGAACTTATTAAACGCGGATATACATCTACTGAAGCTTTAGGTGCTATGCGTTCAGAATTACAAGCCTCTGTTGCTTCTGGCGATGATTTTAATAATGTATTGAGCGTAACCTCTCAAGTTGTCGATGCTTACGGCATGCGTACTGATAATGCAGCACAAATGACTAAAAATACAAAAGATGTAGTTAATCAATTAGCTTATGCAGCAGATATGACAGCGACAGATTTTGCAAGCATGGGTAAAGCTATGGAGTATGTTGGTGATTCAGCTCATTCAGCAGGTTTTCAACTATCAGAGGCATCTTCAGCAATTGGTATTCTTTCGAACCACGGTTTAGAAGCTGATAAAGCTGGTACTGGACTTCGTAAAGTAATTAACTCAATTACTGGTGCATTAAGTGATCAGTCAGCTAGCCAAGAAGATGCTGCTAAATCAGAGTCTGCACTTAATGAAAAAATTGCAGAGCACCAAAAGAAACTTGAAGAAGCTCAAGCGGTTGTTAATTCTGGTACAGGGAATACTAAAGCAGCAACTAAAGCTATTGAAAAGCAAAAAGAAGCAATAGGGAAGCTTCAAGATAAAGTAGACCAATTGCAATCTGGTGGTGCTGCCAAAGATATGCTTTCTAAACTTGGAATTAAAAATAGTGATTTAGTAGATGCTAATGGTAACCTAAAGGATTTAACAACTATTATGTCCATAGTAAATGATCATACAAAAAATATGGGAACTGCTGAAAAAAACTCTGTTTTTCAACAATTATTTGGAACAACAGGGCAACAAGCTGGTATTATTCTCGCTCAAAATAATAAAGAACTTGAAGAGCTAAATAATAAAGTAAAAAACTCTGCTGATGGTCAAGGATATGTTGCAAATCTTGCCAAGAAAAATATGGGATCGGTTAAGTCGGAATTAAAACAATTCAAGGCAGCTGGTGAGGCTGTTTTAATTATGATCGGTCAAAAGTTCTTGCCAGTTTTATCTGATGCAGCCACTTCAATGGCTAAGGCATTTAATTCTAAAGAGGGTAAGCAAGGGCTTGAAGAAATAGCTAAATGGATTGCGGAAATATTCCAAAAGCTCGTTGATACTGTAAAATTTATCGGGGAACATAAAGATTTTGTTGTAAATACAGCCAAAGTTTTCGCTAGTATTTGGGCAGTTAATAAAATCGGCGATGCCCTAGCGATGGTTAAAAAAATTAATAACGAGCTTAAAATAATGTCAGGTATGAATGCTTTATCTGATGCATTATCAGGAGGTTTAGGAACAGGAGGCATTAAATCTTCTGTAGGTAAAGGTGTCGCTGCTGAAGCTGGAACAGTTGCTTCAACAGTAACTAAAAGAGGCGTAGTTGCTGAAGGTGAAGCGCTTGTTGCCTCTGGCGGTTTATCAAAAGCTACTTCCTTAATTCCAAGACTATTAGGAATTATTGGTTCTGTAGGCGGAAGTACAGTCTTGTCTGGCGGAATAAATGCAGGAGCTGAATTACTCAGTAAAGATAGTACAGCTCAGAAAACTGGTGGAGTTGCTGGCTCACTCGGTGGAGCAGCAGCAGGTGCAGCTATTGGTTCTCTTATCGCTCCTGGTATTGGTACAGCAATTGGTGCAGCGATTGGCGGAATGGGTGGTAAAAACTTAGGTAAAAAACTTGGGGATTTGATTAATGACGGATTAAAAGAATCTTCACTAAAAAGTGAAAAACTACCAGTTGTTAAGTTTGACCCTAAAGCACCAACTAAAGACATGAAAGAGTTCTCTAAGGACTACCAAGGCTTCTTGGATAAAATCAAAAAATCAACAACTATTGATATTGTAGATGAGAAATCACTTGAAAAAGCTAAGAAAGCAACTGCTGATGCTTATGCGAAGATGTCTAAAGATATTGATAAATTTTATCAGAAACAAGAAAAGGATTCTAAAAAGCAAATTGATATTCTAGTTAAAAATGGTGTAATTACTCAAGCTCAGGCTGACAAATTAAACAAAGGTCAAAAAGATTCAGACGATAAGCAGAAAGCTGCTCAGAAGAAGAATCTTGATGAGATGAAGAAAAATACTGATAATTACTATGCTAGTGTTTCTAAAGAGCAAAAAAGAGCTAATGACGCTAACGCAAGATTAACTAAAGATCATAATGCTGAAATTAAAAAAATTAAATCAGGAAGTACCGATGCTCTTTTAGCATTGGAAAAGAAATACGGAAAAAATTCTCCTCAATATCAAAAAGAGATGATGGCTGAAATTTTAAGAGCAACTAATTCTTTTGATGATAAACAAGAGAAAAATAAAAAAGAGCATAGTAACAATATGAATAAGATTGAAAAAGACTATGCTAAGTCTCAAACTAAAGCTGAAGAGCAGATGAATAATCAAATCAATACTGCTACTAAAATTGCTCAAAATAAACAGCTTGATTTACTTGAAGATTTAAAAAATAAAAAAGGTAAATTAAATCAGAAACAATTAATTGATACTATTGAAAAAGCTGACGATGAATATAAAGGGGTTAAGGATAAGGCTCAAAAGCAAAAAGATGAAGCTGTTAAAGCAGCTAACGAAAAATACAAGAAGACAGTAGCAGCAGCGGACAAAGAACGTGCAGAAAACGGCTCAATGTCCAAAGCTCAGTATGATGAAATCGTTAAAAATGCTCAAAAGCAAAGAGACGATACGATTTCATCAGCTAAAAAACAACAAACAGAGGTTACGGATAAAGCACAAAAAACCCATGATAAAACAGTTGAATTAGCGAATAGTAAAGCCGATAAAAATGTTAAAGCTGCAGCTAAAGAGCAAGGAGAGACTGTCGAACAATATACAAAAGGATTTAAGGATTCTAGAAATTTAATCAATTCATTCATTGATGGAATTAACGGAGTTCTTAACTTCTTACATAAAGGTTGGGGGAATATTGGTCATGTAAGCCTCAAAGGTTTTGCGACAGGTACTCGTGGTTTAGCGCAAGATGAAACAGCTTTAGTTGGTGAAGAAGGTTTTGAACTTGCTCATCATCCAAGCCGTGGTATTTTTGCAGTTGGACAACAGGGCCCTGAAATTCGTAATTTGAAAGCTGGAACTTCAATTCTTCCCCACTCAATGTCAAAAGAGTTTCTTTCATTAACAGCAAATTTACCAGCTCATGCGGACGGTGTATCTGGATTCTTATCAGATGCGCTTGGATGGGTTAAATCAACATATAAAGATGTTACTAGCGTTATTTCAAAAGGGCCTAAAGGTGTTGTAGAAGCTATTTACAACGGATTAGGATTAGATGATTTAGAAAATGACTTTCCGCCAGTTGTAACTAGGATGGCAAAAGGTTCTGCTCAAACAGCACAAGATAATTTTGTAAAATTCTTACAATCATTTTTCAAAAAAGCTGAATCAGATGCAGGAGGTTCACAAGGCTCGCCATCTGGTTCCGGTGTTCAACGTTGGGCTGGACAAGTTAAACAGGCGCTTGCAGCTAACGGCTTGAGCACAAGCCAAGACATGATTGACCGTGTGCTCCGTCAAATTTCTTCTGAATCAAGCGGAAATGAAAAAGCCGTTCAAGGGAACATCGGAGATATTAACAATATCACTGGTGACCTTGCTAAAGGGTTGATGCAAACAATTTCAGCAACATTTAACGCATATAAATTCCCTGGACATGGCGATATTTTTAATGGATATGATAACTTATTAGCTGCTCTTAATTATGCTAAAAGCCGTTATGGTTCAAGCTTGTCATTCCTTGGGAATGGACATGGCTATGAAAATGGTGGAATCATAAATGCTCATGGTTTCTATGAAATTGCTGAAGGAAATCGTCCTGAGATGGTTATCCCCCTTGACCCACAGAAGAAATCAAGAGCTAATCAGCTATTAAACCAAGCTAAACAAACAATTAATTCAAATTCATCACATCAAAGTAATTCTTTAGGAGATGGTGGACAGTTAGTTGTTTTAGTTTCAAGTATTTTAACACTATTAAAAAACGGTCAAGCAGATCCCATTATCCAACTTATGTTAGATAAAAACAGTTTTGCACAAGAATTGGCAGAGCCGATGAACAAACAATTAAGTGTTTTAAATAGCCGCAATAAAATAATAAATGCAGGAAGGACAACATAATGACATTTTCAGTTAATTACAATGGTGTTGAACTATCTGAATTAGTAAGTGGATTCACAGCAATTGATAGAGGGTTTGGTTCAGTATGGAATAATACATTATCAAATCAAGTAGCCAGATACGGTCAATCATTTGTGAAGAATTCATTAAGTGCAAAAACAATTACTATTACCATTAGAAAAAGTGGAATTCCAAGTGATTGGATAGCCTTAAGAAAAGAATTAGCAAAGGTGCTGGATGTCAATGAACCAGCGCCTTTAATTTTTGGTGATGAGCCTAATAAAGTTTGGTATGCAGTAGCAGATGGAACTCAAGCCTTATCAGAAGATATCTCTAACTTAGTTGCTACTGGAACTCTTACATTTATAGTCCCAGAAGGGCACGCTTATTCGACATATACTAATGTTTTAAACTCAGATAATTCAGGTGGAGTCAATGGTTCTATCACTCCTAATGCTGATGGTTCGGTTGATATCACAATTAATAATCAAGGAACATTACCGACTTGGATTGATTTAAAGCTTACCAATAATCATGACAATGGGTATTTTGGTATTGCTGGGGTTAACGGAAGCTTAGAATTAGGTAATCGAGAAGAAGTTGATGGTGTTACTATCAAGCATAGCGATATTCTTTATGATAGTAAAACTGATCCTAAATTTTCTAAATTTGTATCAGCCGCAGGTCAACCCCATCCAGAATGGACTGGTGCAGGAACAAATGGAACAATTGGGTATCAAGAATATAATTATAAATCTTCCAATGGTAAACAGAAAACAATGAAGGGTGTTAAGTTAATTGACCCTGGAAGTCAGACAGGCTTTCGTGGGGGCATGACAGAACTTGTGTTACCCCCTGATTCAAATGGCGATTATGGTGCAGTTAATTTCTACGCTTGGTTCAGACTTTTTACATGGACAACTTCCCTTGGTCAAACTGGGGTGATGCAAATCCTATTCACTGATAAAAATGATAAATTTGTTGCTGGATATGGAACATTAAAAGATGATAAAACAGGAAATATTGGGACTGTTGGATTTTGGATTGGCGGACCTAACAAAGGGCAATGGAAACATATTCCTTATGTCGCAAATAATGGAGAACAAACTGGATTAAAAGATAATAATACGATGCTTAATGATAATCGAGGGCAATTAGACTTCGCTAAACAAGGAGCAACTCTTGGTTTTTATTGGAAAGGTGGCCATCAAACAATTGTAGTTCCAGAACTTAAAGATGTCGCAATTCATAAGGTTAAGTTCTTCTTTGGGAACTGGTCAACTAACCCAAGAGGAACGATGACACATATGGTTATTCGTGACTTTTGGTGCCGCAAAGACTTTGTTAATACATGGAATGACTTACCAAATCGCTATAAAAATGGCTCAGTCGTTGAAATTGATATGGCTAGTGGTAATGTATCCAAAGATGGAATATCAGCCATTACAGAGGTAGTAAATGGAACAGAACCTTTCAGTATTCCACCTGGAATTAGTCAGATCAAAATCATTCAATCATCTTGGAATAATACACCACCAGACGTTGAAATATCATGGCAAGAAAGGATTTTATAATGCTCATTAATGTTTTAAATGGTTCATTAAAAAAAGTAGCGATCTTAAGTAATGAACTTCCCAATGCACCTAGTTATTATAACGATGAGTTTCATGACTATTTAGAACAAGGAGCAACTACATTTAGTTTTACAGTTGCTAAAGTGATTAATAATCAGCTACAGGATTATACACAATTCTTAAGTGATCAAAGTTATTTTAGCTTCAGGAAAAATGGTCGAGACTACTTGATGACTCCTTCATCCGAGCAATCAGTTCATGAAACAAGTACTGAAATTTCATTTTTCTGCGTTTCTTTAGACCGAGAACTTATTAATGAGCAAGCAAATTCATTAGCGAATACTGCAAGCCATAATATTCAATGGTATTTTGACCGAATGGGTTTAATCTCTAGAACTAAAATTACTATTGGAATTAACGAAGTTTCAAATCTAACACGAGTGATTAATTATGATGCGCAAGAATCTAAATTATCAAGACTTATTTCGGTAATCAATAATTTTAACGCTGAATTTGATTTTGTAACGACTTTAAATAATGATGGTTCTCTTGGAACTGTTGTTCTAAATATCTATAAAGAAAATGACGGTCAAAATATTCAAGGTGTGGGAACAAAACGTGATGATGTCAGACTAACATTTGGTAAAAACATCGAGGATGTCGAAGTAGATGTTAGTGATGACGGATTTTTTAACGCCGCTTATATGACTGGTGCTGACGGTTTTAGTTGGAAAAATTATGATTTCAGTTATAAAAATTCAGACGGTGTAGAAGAGTTCTATAAAAGAAAGGGTTCTGAAATAGCTTATGCTCCATTATCTGCCAAAATGTTCCCTTCTCAATTGAAAACAGACAAAGGAGACATTTGGACAAACTCGGACCGAACTACTGAATATAAAAATGCCAATGATATGTGGGGCTATATTGTCAGTCAATTTAAGCAATATGCCTACAAACAAATCACATATACCGTTACTCCTTCATCTACTTTAGTTAATCAACTTATTGGAGATGGAAGACCTCTCCAAAAGGGAGATACAGTTATTATCCAAGATGATAACTACATGGATATTGATGGCAATGTTGGTCTAATTTTATCTGCAAGAGTCTCTGAAATCATTACATCAGATACAAACCCTGCTAATAATAAAATTGTTTTTTCAAATTATAAAAAACTAAAGAGCGAGGCTTCTTCTGATATCAAAGCGATTGTCAGTCAGTTAGTCAATGATGCTACACCGTATTTCGCAGACATAGCAACTTCAAATGGAGTTCAGTTCAAAAACGGCACTGGTTCAACAACTTTATCAGCTCATATCTATAAAGGCTCTGCAACGACTGAAACAACCGCAGACAGCTACGAATGGTCAAAAGACGGAACGGTTGTCGCTCCAACTCAGACTATTACAGTTGATGCCAGCGGAGTAACTGATAAAGCAGTTTATAGTTTTAAAGCAACGGTTGGTGGAAAAGTAGTCGGTAGTCAGTCGGTTACCATCACTAATGTAGATGATGGAACAAATGGACGTTCTGTTACAAACGTTTCTCAAAAGTGGCGTTTGACAACGACTACTGCAACACCAACGCAAGCTTGGTCAGACGCAGGTTGGCTCACTACTCAACCAACAACGACAGCTACTAATAAATATCTATGGTCTATCACTCGAACAACTTTCAATTTAGCACCTTTAACGCAAGATGTTATTGAACAAAAAGCAGTTTATGGTGATAAAGGCGATAAGGGAGATACTGGAAATGATGGGAGAGCAGGTAAGGACGGTGTTGGACTACGTTCAACCACAGTTACATATACTATATCTTCAAGCGGTACAGTTACACCAACAACTGGCTGGACTTCACAAGTCCCTACTCTAGTCAAAGAACAACATCTCTGGACTAAAACATTATGGACATACACGGACAATACCAGTGAAACAGGCTATTCAGTATCTTATATTGCAAAAGATGGAAACAATGGTACAAACGGAATAGCAGGTAAAGATGGTGTCGGTATTAGCAATACTATCATTGAGTATGTTGGCGCAGTTTCTGGTACTAGTAAGCCTACCGGTGGTTGGAGTACCACTATTCCAACAGTACCAGCAGGTCAGTATCTTTGGACGCGCACCACATGGCAATATACAGATGGTACGTCAGAGCAGGGATATATCAATGCTTTAATGGGACTGACAGGTGCCAGTGGTAGAGACGGAATAGCAGGTAAAGATGGTAAGGGAATTAAAGCCACGGCAATCACTTATCAAGCAAGTACTAATGGTACCACTGCTCCAACTGGTACATGGTCAACTAGTGTCCCTAGTGTGGCTAAAGGTAGTTTTCTGTGGACACGCACCATCTGGACGTATACAGATAACACTACAGAAATTGGATATGCTGTAGCCTATATGGGTACCAATGGTAACAACGGTACTAATGGAATTGCTGGTAAAGATGGTACTGGTATCAAAACTACGACCATTACCTATGCAGGCTCAACAAGTGGAACAACAGCACCAACTAGCGGTTGGACTTCTACAGTTCCGACAGTTGCAGCAGGTAGTTATCTGTGGACTAAGACCGTTTGGGCTTATACGGACAATACCAGTGAAACAGGGTATTCAGTTGCGATGATGGGAGTTAAAGGCGATAAGGGAGATCAAGGTATTCAAGGTATTCAAGGTGTTGATGGACGTCAAGGGGTTCCTGGACCTAAAGGTGCTGACGGAAAAACGCAATATACACATATCGCTTACGCAAATAGTGCCGATGGCGTAACTAATTTTTCAACTTCTGATTCTAATCGTGCCTATATCGGGATGTATGTTGATTTTAATGTCAATGATTCAACCACTCCTGGTGATTACTCATGGACGCTTATTAAAGGAGCGGATGGAACGCAAGGTACACCGGGTAAAACTGGGACAGACGGTAAGACACCATATTTTCACACAGCATGGTCTTATAGTGCTGACGGAACTGATAGATTTACGACTGTTTATCCGAATTTGAATCTAGGAGATAACACTAAAACGTTTGTCGATACAGAGGTTGATGGAAGTAATCTAAGAGGTTCTATCAGAATTGAACCAGCGACTCAAAAAACACAAGATGGAGATATTAATTATTTAACCTTCAAGCCAACTAGAGATGGTTATGATTGGTTTAGATTCTATTTAAGACCAAATTCAACAATGCCTAATATGACGAAAGTCGCGATTAAACCAAATACAAAATATACATTTAGTGTTTTGCTAAAAGGTACTGGACAACATACGATTTATGCATACCAAAATTGGACTGCTCCCAACACGCCTTGGACTTTACAAATTAATCTAACTAGTGAATGGAAGATATATACATTTACAGTAACATCATCAAATGTTATTCCAGATAGAGATGTTCAATTCTTTATAAGAAGTAACAATGGAACAGAAATTAATCTTAAATACCCTAAAGTAGAAGAAGGCTCAACTGCTACTCCATACATGCCAAGTGAAAGCGAAGTCACAACTGCTGACTGGCCAAGATATATCGGTCAGTACACAGACTTTACGCAAGCTGATAGCACTAATCCATCCGCCTACACTTGGAGTCTGATACGAGGGAATGACGGGAAAGATGGAAAAGATGGTCATGACGGAATAGCAGGTAAAGATGGTAAGGGAATTAAAGCCACTGTTATCACTTATCAAGCAAGCACTAATGGTACCACTGCTCCAACTGGTACATGGTCAGCTAGTGTCCCTACTGTGGCTAAAGGGAGTTTCCTATGGACACGCACAATCTGGACATATACAGATAACACTACAGAAACTGGATATGCTGTAGCCTATATGGGTACCAATGGTAACAACGGTCATGACGGAATTGCTGGTAAAGATGGTGTCGGTATCAAAACTACGACCATTACCTATGCAGGCTCAACAAGCGGAACAACGGCACCATCTAGTGGTTGGACTTCCACAATTCCGACAGTTGCAGCAGGTAGTTATCTCTGGACTAAGACTGTTTGGGTTTATACGGATAATACCAGTGAAACAGGGTATTCAGTTGCTAAAATGGGAAATACTGGAGCAACTGGACCGCAAGGCCCTGCTGGAAGTAACGGTGACCCTGGTAAGATTGTTTCCGATACTGAGCCAACTACACGCTTCAAAGGCTTGACTTGGAAGTATTTAGGTATGTCTGACCTTACAGCTAGTGATGGAACAGTTATATTATCTGGCACCGAATATTATTGGTCGGGAACTAACTGGATATTAAACGAAATAAATGCACATAATATCAATGGTGATAATCTAAGTGTTACAAACGGAACTTTTACCGACGGGAAAATAAAAAGTACATGGAACTCAGGTACAGCATCGGGTAGCACGGAAATTGAAAATAGTCACATCAACATGAGTGCAACAAATTCATCAAGTAAAGTGACAAATAGTTTAGGACTGGATATCCAACAAGGTTTTGGGATGCGTTGGACTGATCCAGCTTCTAATCAATCAAGATCAGTTTCACTTGATTATGGAAACTTGGCTTTTGATAGAAATGGAGTCGCAGCAGGACTAAGCTTTGATGGGGCCAATTTATCAAGCTCTATGCCTATTCAAGCTCCAAATACAATTGTTAAGTCAACTCAGTTTAGCGTTAGTGGGATAGGAATCCGTTTAGACCGAATGATGTCATTTGTTGCAGTTACTTTTTCAGGGCGAGCTTCTTCAACGATTAACAACTCTCCAACAATTATCAATGTTCTTCCAGATGGATTTAGACCAATTAGTTCATACTCAATAGACTATATGGTACCTGGTAATACAGCTAATAATGGTTATATCTATTTTAATCCAGATGGTTCAATTAGGATTATGGCAACTATTAATAGTGGTTATTACATTAGGGGAACAAGATTTTATATCACTAATGATGTTTATCCATCATAAAAAAGAAAGGAATTTATTATGACAGTAAAAGCAACGGGCGAGTCTATGAATCGCGAATTTAGAAATGAAAATGGAGAAGTAATTGTTTCATCATCAGCCAATGTTGGAATAAATACTATCGGATCAATGACCCTTACATTATTAGATGCTCAAAAAATAAAAGATTCAGAAACAATTGTAGAAGAATTAAAAGCCTTGATTGATGATGTGTTGGCAATGTCCGATAAATACTTGAATTAGAAAGCAGGGGTTATGGAATTAGAACAACTTGTGGAGCAACACGAGGACAAACTCAAACAGCACGATAAAGAATTATCTCGACTTAATGATATGTCGGTTGAAATGCAAAAGCAAATGAATGACGGTCTGACTCGTGTGGATGAATCAAATCGCTTTTTAAGAGAACAGAATACTCGTCAATCTGAACAAAATGCTCAAATATTGCAAGCTGTTATCAAAGGTAATGAAAGCTCAGATGAACGTCAGTTTCAGTTGAAGCTGCTTGATAAAACAAACTTATGGAAATTGATTTTCGGAATTGGCGGAGCTTCGGCGGCCATATATACGATTCTCATGGAAGTTATAAAATTAATTAAATAAAAGAGGAAAAATAAAATGGATCAAAATTTAATGACAATCTTTAGTGGTATTTTAACAGTAGTCGGCTCCGTAGTATCTTACTTCATTTCACAGGCTGCTAAAAAACATAGCAATGTGAAAAACATTGATGCTTTAGCAAAATTGGCTAATCAAGCGGTAAGTTGGGCACAGAAAAACTTCAATGAGAATCCTGAAAAGTTATCTGAAGCCATTAACTATGTGACAGAAGAAGCTAAGAAACTTAAAATCAAGACTAATCCAGCTCAGATTGAAGCACAAATTGAAGCTTCTTTGGTTCAGTTAAAAAAGAACTTTACTACTGACCCAGCTAAAACAATTAAAGATGTTGCGCAAGCTACATCTGAAGTTGCTCAATCAGTATCTAAAACAGCAGATACTATTTCTACCAATGCTGAAGAACTGGATAATCTTGTAGAACCAATTATTAATGAAACAGAAGGACTTACTGAAGAATAGGAGGCTATTATGAATGGAATTGACATTTCCAGCTATCAAGCAGAATTGAATGCTGGAATTGTTCCTTCTGACTTTGTATTTATTAAAGCAACGGAGGGAACAAACTATATAAATCCAACTTGGAGAGAACAAGCTGGTCAAGTCACTCAGGCAAATAAGCTTCTAGGTTTCTATCATTTCGCCAGCACTGGCAATCCAATTGCGGAAGCAGACTTTTTTATCAGTGTTGTTAAAGACTATATTGGTAAAGCAGTTCTAGTCTTAGACTTTGAAGCTGGGGCAATTAATGCATGGGGAAATGTTGGCGCTCGTCAATTTTTGAACCGAGTAAAAGAAAAAACTGGCATCAATCCAATGATTTACATGTCATCAGAGGTTACTCGTCAGTTTAACTGGAGTATAATTTCAAACACTAACCCTTTATGGGTTGCTCAATATGCTTCTATGAGCCCTACTGGTTATCAGTCTGCTCCTTGGACAGATGGCAAAGGATATGGCGCTTGGAGTTCTGCAGCGATTCATCAGTATAGCTCGTCAGGCTCATTGGCTAACTGGGATGGACGCCTTGATTTAAACTTAGCTTATATCAACGCTAATCAATGGAAGCAACTGGCTGGTGGAAGTTCTACATCACAAAATAACAACAACTCAAATACTAATTCACAATTGGAGGATGATGACCTTATGAAATTTACATATCAAATTATCGATGCGAAAACAGGAAAAACGCAAGGAACTATTTACTACTATGATGGAAATAAAGTAGTTGCTTTATCTCATCAAGATCAACTTAAAATTATTCGTCAAATCTATAAAGAGACGACAGGAAAAGACTTGAAACAGTATAGTTGGAGAACAGATTCCCCTTGGTATATTCGATTCATGCAAGCGATCAATCAAAAAGCAGTGGAAATTGCTTGGAAATAAAATTAACCCTGACTTCGGTCAGGGCTTTTTGTTCTAGTTAAGGAAGTAGATATATACTATATTTACCCAAAAATATATAATTTTTCATAAAGTTTATCCTAAGCGTCCCTCTCCTAACTGGGGCGCTTTTTTTGTGCTATAATATAGTCGGGATGTTTGTGAGATTTCATCCTATTCCTAGAGTCAAGCCATTCTTCGGAGTGGCTTTTTTCATAGCTTCTTTTACTTCATCAGTTAGAGGTCTGCCATCAAATGAAACCCACTTGTCCCAATCAACTTTGCTATCATCTACTAAATCGGCAAGGTCAATACCTTGTTTTTGTTGTTCAGTTTTAATAGAAACAATTTTAGATTTCTGCTCTTCTTGTTCTTTTAATTGAACATTTGCAGTATCTAAAACTATTTTTTGTCTTGGCTCTTCGAGTTATGAACTGATTTTATTTATTTCGGATAGAGTTGTAGAAAGGTCAGAAGCACCATACATTAATGTATCAGGATCAGTATTAAATAGATTGACCATTTTATCAAAATCTTCAACCATGGGACTTCTAACCCCTTTTATCCATTTAGAAATAGCTGACTCAGATTTTCCTAGCTTTTCGCCAAACTCTTTCATTGTCCAACCATTCTCTTTTCTGAAATAATCTATCATTTCAGGTAGTCGTATTTTTTTCATACACTAATTATAGTACAAACAACAAAACTTGTCGATTTGGAAAGTTTTAACTTGACAAATTGGATAGTTAGGGTTATAATTAACTCATAAAGTCAAACAAGCGAACAATCATGGAGCATTCAGTACGGCGGACGGAACAGGCTCAAATGACGGTACACGACGTATCCACCGCGACGTAAGTAGCAAGTTTGGCAAATAAAAAGCCCCAGAGGGGCAGAAAGGAGCCGGTATGGCAGAGAAAAAAACTTATGATCCACTAGATGAGTTATTAGACTCTTCAGGAATGAAGTATAAAGTTATCGCAAAAAAAATTAATGTTCCCTATACAACATTTTATAAGTGGCGTATTAACCCATCTAGAATAGATGCTGTTTCAGCAGCGAACATTGCAGAGGTTATTGGAGTAGATTTAACCGATGTTATTTTCGTGCTGAAAAATTTTAATCAAAAACTTGACAAATTGGATAGTTAGAAAGGATTCAAAAATGAATCAATTAATTACAATTTCGTCAAATGAAAATGACGAACAGGTAGTAAGTGCAAGAGAATTGCATAAAGGTTTAGGTCTTAAGAAAAGATTTTCAATATGGTGGGAACAAAACTCAAAACTTCTTATTGAAAATGAAGATTTTACAAGTGTACTTTCAGGTACGGTTGTTAATAATGGCGCAAAAAGACAGCTTCAAGACTACGCCTTAACAATTGATACAGCAAAACATTTAGCAATGCAAAGCCAAACTGAAAAAGGTCGTGAGTACCGAACGTATTTCATCCAAGTTGAAAAAGCATGGAATAGTCCAGACATGGTTATGAAGCGAGCCTTACAAATTGCTGACAAGCGAGTTATTGCGCTTCAAATTGAAAATAACCACCTTAACCTAGAGCTTGCTGAAGCAAATAAAAAATTGCCGTTTCTTGAATGGGCATTGCAAACAAAGGGGTTAGTAACTCCGACAATAATTGCTAAAAAGTATGGTAAAACACCAGTAACTTATACATTGTTGCAATTACGAACTGGTAAACGTTGGACTCAAAAAGAAGCAGCTAAAAAGCTAGGCGTATCTGAATCTACATTATCAAAATGGGAGAATGCCATTAGATTTCCAACAATGGATCAAGTTTGGGTAATAGAAGATACCTATGAAGTACCATTAAGTGGTATTAATTTTTTACCAGAAAACACGGTTAAACCGTATAAAAATAAACAGGCTAGTTAGAAAGGCTAAAAAATGAACGAATTACAAATTACAGAATTAAATGGTCAACGAGTTTTGACTACTCAACAAATTGCCGAAGGATATGGAACTGATTCAGCGTCAATCACAAAAAACTTTAATAATAACAAATCTCGATTTAAAGAAGGGAAACATTTCTTTTTATTACAAGGTGCTGATTTAAAAGAATTTAAGAACAACATCCAAAATTTGGATGTAGTCAGAAATCGAGCACCTAAACTTTACCTCTGGACAGAAAAAGGAGCGTTGCTTCATGCGAAATCTTTAGGAACTGATGAAGCTTGGGATATGTACGATATTTTAGTTGATACTTATTTCAAAGTTCAAGAAGAAAAGCAATTACCGCAAACTCCCGAACAACAAATCGCATTACTCGCTCAAGGTAACGTGAACTTGAACAAAAAAGTTGAGCAAATCGAAAATTCAGTTCTTGATTTGACTGACCGATTCGGGCTTCCTTCAAATAAAGCTAAAGTTTTGCAAAAGAAAGTAGCAAGCAAAGTTTATATGTTTACTGGCGGTAAATATTCAAATGCTCATAAGAAGTTAGGAGCTAAGGTATTCAGAGAGTTTTATAAAGATTTGAACAATCGCTTCGATGTTGTGAAATATAGCGATATTCCATTAAGTCGTTATGATGAAGCAACAGAATATCTTGATATGTGGCAACCATCATTCAATACAACGCTTGAAATTCGTGGATTGAACTCACAAACTAGTTTCGATTTTGAAGAATAGAGAGGAAAATCCATGGAACAAACACTTGAAGTACAAGCGACTATTTCAGTTTTAATTCCAGAAGATAAGATTCTTGTAGATAAAGTTGAATATCAAGAGCTTAAAGAAAAAGACTTTGACGGTTGGGTTGGTATGGATGTATTCATAAAAAAATCAAACCGTAGTATTCCAACAGTTTCCAAAGTTTTAATAAAACCTGATTTAAGAAAAAGAATATCAGTTGAAAACGGAGGTTGGGTATATTACCCAAATGGTAAAGGAGATAACTGGTCGTTTAGGTTTAAAGAAATGATGGATTTTATAAACAAAGAATTTTATCAAAAGTTTTCAGGAGGGAGTAAATAAAATGTTCGGATTTAAAACAAAAGAAGAAAGTGCGATTCTTGCAGACCATAATAATACGGTTAGAGATATTAAAGAGATGATGGCATTGATTGACCAAATGTCAACTACAATCGCAACACAAGCTCAAATGATTGGTACAAGAGATCAATTGCTCGATGAAGCATATTTAAAACTTGAATCAGCCGAAACAGAATTAATTATTCGTCGCAAAAATGATGAATTTCGTCAAAAGTTGGCGGTGATGAAATGAAAAATCAAGAAAAAACAATTAATCATCTTGGTCAAGTAGTTTATCAAGAGTCAGTCGAATTTTATAAAGAAAAACTCTCAGTTTACTCAAAAGAATTTCTTCAAAATTCGCTCATCCCTCAGCTTTATGAATGGTCAAATGCTTATAAAGCAGCGGTTGAACTGACAAAATAAAAAAGCCCTGCATGGCACGCAGAGCAAGTAGGAAATTCGCCAAAA